AAGGCGGACAAATGAGCACGACAGAGGAAAAACAGGAGAAGATTGCTCTTGAGATGGCCGCAACGGCCAGCAAGAGCGCGCTCGTCGAGAAGATCACCTTCTCCGGCATCCCCATCTTGTTCTCTTGCGTTGTCTACCTCATGAGCTCCCTATCCAGCGCGAACAACGAAATCATTCAACTGAAGTCGAAGATCGCCGTGGTCGTGAACTCGGACAACAAGGCCATTCCTCCGCAGGGGACGACCATCGATATGGCCCAGATCAGGGAACACCTGTCGGACCAGATCGCCAAAGTCGAGAAGGAATCTGCTTTGGCCCGTGCTGCGATGACCTTGGACCGCGAGCGCTCAATGGCCGCTGTCGATAAGAGCCGCCTCGACATGGCTGCGGACGCCGCGCAGGCGAGAGCCTCCATTCGTTTTGACACGATGAAAATGGTGTCAGAACTCGACAAGCGCATCACCCTGCTTGAAAAGGGGCGCTGATGGACCCCCTCAGCCTCCTTGCCGCAGCCAAAGTCAGCTATGAGGCCATCAAGGCCGGAATAGCCGTTGGCAAAGAACTGCAGGGAATGGCTGCTGATCTTGGTTCGTTGTTTGATAGCGTAGCCGCCATCACACGCACCGCCGTTAACCCCAAGGGCAGTTTGATGAGCGGCAAGTCCGCGCAGCAGATCGCCATGGAAGCCTATGCCGCCAAGGCTGAAGCTGATGCAATGATGGAAGATCTGAAGAACCAGTTCATTGGCGAGTTTGGCATCGCCGCTTGGGATCAGGTGCTTGCGGCGACAACCCAGATCAAAAAACAGCAGCGCGCGGATGCGATTCAAGCCGCAAAAAATCAGGATGAACTGACGCACACGATTTTGACGTGGGGCGCCGCCTTTCTTGCAATTTTTCTGGTCGCCGTCTGCCTCGTTCTCGTCACAATTGGCCTCGTCAACCGATAGGAGCCTAAAATGGACTTGCTCGCTAAATTCGGCCCCCTACTTGGTCAACTGGCCCCGTCCATCGCCACGGCGCTGGGTGGCCCGCTGGCTGGCGTTGCCGTCAAGACCCTATCCAACGCCCTCTTCGGCCACGAAGACGCCTCAGAGGAGCAGATCTCCGAGGCTATGGCGTCAGCCACGCCTGACCAGCTCGCCGCAATCAAGAAGATCGACGCAGACTTCAAGGTACAGATGAAGTCTCTGGACATCGACCTTGAGCGCATTGCTGCTGGGGATCGAGATAGCGCCCGGCAGATGCAGCGCGACACCAAGGACTGGACCCCGAAGGCCCTCGCCTTCTTCATCACGTTCGGGTTCTTTGGGGCGCTGATCTGGATCATGGTCTTCGGAATCCCGCAGACGGGGACCGAGGTCCTTCTGATGATGCTGGGCTCCCTCAGCACATCATGGACCGGCGTCGTTCAGTTCTATTACGGCTCCAGCGCCGGGTCTAAAGCCAAGACTGATGCTCTTACAGCGAGGGACGGAAAATGAAAGAGAACTGGAACGATTGTTTCGCCATGGTCATCAAGAGCGAAGGTGGGTTCGTGAACAACGCGAAGGACCCCGGAGGCATGACGAACTTGGGCGTCACTCGCTCGGCGTGGCAGGGCTACCTGAACCGCGACGTCACCGAGGCCGAGATGCGCGCCCTTACCCCAGAGGCCGTTAAGCCCTTCTACAAGTCCCTGTACTGGGACCGCATCAAGGGCGACATGCTCCCCTCCGGCGTTGACTACGCCGCCTATGACCTTGCAGTGAACAGCGGTCCTCACAAGGCTGCCCAGTACCTTCAGGAGATCGCTGGCGTGGCAGTTGATGGCATGATTGGCCCCAAGTCCCTTGAGGCGATCAAGGCTTGTGACGCCAAAGAAACCGCCGACAGCATCTGCGACATGCGGATGGACTTCCTGAAGAAACTCTCGACCTTCAGCACCTTTGGCAGGGGCTGGACCGACCGGGTCAACAGGGTCAAGGCCAAGGCCGTCAGTATGGCGGATGGCGACTGAAAGTGTTAGGATAGGCCATGGCCACGACGACGACGTTCACCACGCTCAAAGAAGACATCCGGCGCTATCTTGAGCGTGGCTTCACGCTTGCGTCGGATCAGCTTGTCTATGAGCAGATCCCGAGGCTGATCAATCTTGCCGAGCGTCGGATCGCCCGCGAGCTCAAGGTCGAGGGCCTCATTAACGTCCTGACTGGCACCATGCAGCCCGGCCTTGCTGTGTATCCCAAGCCAGACCGCTGGCGCTCGACGGTGTCCTTCAACTTTGGCACGGGTGACCAGAACAACGAATACAACCAGCTTTTCCCTCGGTCCTATGAATATGTGCGGTCTTACTGGCCGAACCGCGACCAAACAGACGTCCCGCTGTTCTATGCCGAGTATGACTACAGCAACTGGATCGTGGCGCCGACACCTGACCAGGCTTATCCCTTTGAGGTCTTGGTCTACCAGCTTCTGCCCCTTCTCGACGATACAAACCAAACCAATTGGCTCACCGACTACGCCCCGCAGGTGCTTCTGTATGCGTCCCTGCTTGAGGCCACGCCATTCCTAAAGAACGACGAGCGCATCCCCGTCTGGCAGCAGATGTATGACCGTTCGGCTCAGGCCCTCAATGGCGAAGACCTCTCCAAGATCCTTGATCGTTCCGCCCGTCGGACGGAGGTATAAATGACGACCACCTACACCGAAGTCTTCGGCGGGACAAACATCTACCCCTCCGATGTCTCATATTTGAGCTTTGCTCTAACGACCGCTGACGTCACACTGGCCTGGCCGGTTGAGACCAATGCGCCCAATCCCGATGCGGAATATGTTGCCGCGCGGATCATGGACGTCAACTGCACGGGGTCCAGCAGGAAAATCTATCTGCCTGCCGCAGATCAGGCCTCGGTCGGCGAGTGCTTCCTCTTCAACAACATTGGCTCGACCAGCTTCACTGTCGTCAATAGCACCGGAACGCTCCTTTGCACGGTGGCGTCTGGCGAGCTGTGGCAGGTCTATATGACCTCTAACACCACCGCCGCAGGCGTGTGGGTGTCATATCAGTTCGGGTCTGCAACCTCGTCTGCCAATGCCGCCGCTCTGGCTGGGTTTGGCTTGAAGGCGATCACGACCACACTCAACCAGGCGATAACGGTCCTTCAGCTCAACTCCAGCTACACGGCTGGCGTGGGTGACCGCGCCCACATGATTAACTGGACCGGATCCAGCGGAACGCTCTCCTTGACAGGAGCCTCAACGCTCGGAGACGACTGGTTCCTCTATGTCAGAAACAACGGCAGCAGCGCTCTCACCATAGATCCCGCTGGGAGCGAGACCATCAACTCAGCCACGACGCTGGTGATGAACCCCGGCGACTCCGCGATGGTCATCTGCGACGGGTCAGCCTTCTACACGGTTGGCCTTGGCAAGTCCGCAGTCTTCACGTTTGACTACACGCAGATCAACGTGGCAGGGACGGGCAACTACACCCTCTCCGGTTTTGAGCTGAACCGGATTGCCTATGATCTGATCGGTGTTCTCACCGGCAACCGAAACGTGATCGTGCCCGCCACGGTCCAGCAGTATTGGATCAGCAACAACACAACCGGCGCTTTCACACTGACGGTGAAGACTTCGGCTGGAACAGGCGTTTCTGTGCCCCAGGGCGGCGCCGCCATCCTCTACTGCAACGGCACCAACGTCGTTAACGCCCAGACCCTGAACGTGTCTCTGCCTGTGCCTATTGCCAGCGGCGGCACGGGGGCAACAACTGCACCTGGCGCTCTTGTCAATCTTGGTGGAACGTCAGTTGGAACGTCGGTGTTCACCGCAGCTAACTCAGCGGCTGCCCGAACGGCGATTGATACGTTCTCGACGCAAGAATCCCTTTCTCTGATAGTGGCGCTTGGCTAATGGCGCCACAACCCTACACCATCAAATCTCTGCCTGGCATCAAGCGCGACGGAACGCGCCTTGAGAATGGCTTCTACGTCGATGGCCAGTGGTGCAGGTTTCAGCGTGGCCTCCCCCGCAAGATGGGTGGCTATCGCTCCGTGTCGTCTGAAGTACCTGAGATTTCTCGAGGCTTGAACTCATACAACGACAATGCCCACGTCTATCTGGTGTCGGGCAGTCAAAGCTACATCACGCAGTTCTTCCTCAACAACAACGGCGTCGTCGTCGGCCAGAATGACCGGACGCCATCAGCTTTCACCGCCAATTCAACATATCTCTGGACCTTCGACAGCCAGTTCGACTCGGTCGGCGTGACGCCTGGCGCTTATCTATTGGCGCATCCCGGCAAGAACCTTGCCGCCATCGACTCAGACGCCACCTCAGGCCTTTACTGGGGCCTCGCCACTGACACAACGATCTTGACCGCCAATACTGCACCTGTGGTCTCTGGCGGCGTCATCAGCTTGTACCCATACACCTTCGTCTACGGCTCCAATGGCTATGTGGCATGGTCTGTGGCGAATAGCCCGAACGACTGGGCAGGTCTTGGATCTGGCGAAGCTTATGTTACAGGGCAGAAGATCGTGGCTGCGCTACCTCTGCGAGCGGGCCCAGGCAATGCGCCTGCTGGCTTGTTTTGGTCTCTGGACAGCCTGATCCGCTGCACCTTCGTCGGCGGCGATCCCGTGTTTCAGTTCGACACCCTGACGTCGCAGAGTTCAATTTTGTCCTCCCAGTCGCCGATTGAATACGACGGCATCTTCTATTGGGTCGGCGTTGACCGCTTCCTGATGTTCAACGGTGTCGTGCGCGAGATCCCAAACCAGCTCAATCAGAACTGGTTCTTTGATAACCTCAACTATAATCAGCGCCAAAAGGTTTTTGCCTACAAGGTCCCGCGCTTCGGCGAGATCTGGTGGTGCTATCCTCGGGGTGAGGCCACGGAATGCACTCATGCTGTCATCTACAATGTGCGCGAAAACACATGGTATGACACACAATTGCCTGGATCTGGCCGCTCTTGCGGCGAGTTTGTGACCGTCTACGAGTACCCGTTCATGACCGGCGTGGATCCCGATCCTGACAGCGGCCTCTACAAGCTATGGCAGAACGAGTTCGGCTATGACGAGCTTGATGGGACACAGATCAATTCGATCCCGTCCTACTTCCAGACGGCTGACATTTCGTTTGTGGCGGATCCCAATCAGCCCCGCAACAGGTCGATGCGCTGCCTGATGGTGGAGCCTGACTTCATCCAGACCGGCGACATGACCTGCCAGATCACCGGCAGATCAAACGCCAGGGCGCCTGAAGTCACGAGCGAGGCCAAGACCTTCCCCGATCAGGATAACACCCTGACGCCTGAGCAGCAGGTGATTTTCTTCAAGGAGATCAGGCGCGAAATGCGGTTTATCTTCACGTCCAACACGGTTGGCGGCAACTATCAGATGGGCCAGTGTATTGCCCACCTCGATGTCGGCGACGGGACGGTTTTGTCATGATCGACCCTCGCCACATGACGGTTACTGACTGGACCGACTCAATGACGTATAGTCTTGAGAAGTATGGTACTATTTCTCGTCTGGAAGACCCTGAGAAGTGGCAGACTTGGGCTTTGGGTGTGGTCTCTTTCTTCACTGTTGGAGCGCAGAACCCCCCGAATCCCATGGAATACAATGACTGGCAAGAATGGGCATTCGCCTTCACCCGCGCTGTAAACCTCCCCGGTGGCTGAGATGATTCATTACCCCGACTATCCCGCTGACTGGAATCCTCTCGCTAATGACGCCGCTGATGCGGCGCATCAGGGCAGCCCCATGAGCATGTTCGCCAAGGGCGGCAGGGCCGGGTGTATGCCCTTTGAGATCAAGATGCCCAAGGAGCACGTCGAGAAGATGGCCAAGGGTGGCCTGGCGTCTCAGGCCAAGAGCGTGGCTGACGCTGGCGTCGGCGGCGACACCATGGTCATCCACATCAACAAAGACGAGTACAAAAAACTCTGCCAAGAGTGGGGCGAGCCGACGATCAATCCTCACACCGGGATGCCTCAATTCACGCCGTTCTACAAACAGTCCTGGTTCGCGCCTGTCGCGGCGCTGGCTGGCACGGCGCTCATGGCGACTGGCGTGGGTAGCGCCCTTGGCGGAGCTCTTCTTGGCGAGGCTGCTGGGACGATTGGCGGGACCACGTTGGCCGGGCTCACAGGCGTTGAGGCGCTTGGTGGCGCAACAGTTGGAACATTGGCCGGTAATGCAGCTCTCAGCGCAGGGATTGGCGGGTTGACTGGCGGCGCGAAAGGCGCGCTCACAAGCGGCCTTCTTGGCGCCGCTGGGACGGTTGGCGCTTCGGCTTTGGGCAACTATTTGGGGTCTGGGTCCGCCCCCAGTTGGCTCGGCGGCACAGATACTGCTGGCGAGGCTGCGGGCCTCGACAGGCTGAAAGAAATAGAAGGCGTCTCAACCGCAGGCACTGAGGCGCCTGTTGCCGCTGCTACAGAAACGGCATCAAAGGGATCCGGCATGATGTCCGGCCTCACCGGCTACCTCTCGGATCCCAACAAGATGGCGGCGACCGCCGTTGGTCTTGGGGCGCTTATGAGTGATAGCGGCCCGAAACAGCCTGAAATGCCATCTATCTCTGCTGGCGCCGGAACGCCAACAGACCCCAATCTGACGCGCCGTCTGGCCACGACCCCTCTCGACCGCACTCGCCTCACTGGCCCGATTGATTACTACAACTATGGTATGAGGCCGCAAGCCAAGGAGCAGCGCTTCTACGAAGACGTTGGTCAATATCCCGTTCAGGCCGCCCACGGCGGCCCCCTGAGCCATTATGTGCAGGGTGGCGGCACCGGGCGCTCAGACAGCATCGACGCCAAGCTGTCGGACGGCGAATACGTCATCGACGCCGAGACTGTCGCTCTGCTCGGCGACGGGTCTTCAAAAGCAGGGGCGCAGCGCCTTGATCAATTCCGTGCTAATATCCGCAAGCAGAAGGGCAAAGCCCTGTCGCAGGGCAAATTCAGCCCCGATGCGCGGGCGCCTGAGCAGTATTTGATGGGTGGGAGAGCATAATGGCGTTCCTGAACTTCCTCACGCAGGGGCAACCCCTCCCCTCTACAAGTTCCTCGCTGACAACCTCGCAGGTTCCGCAGTATCTGTCGGACTACCTCTACAACCTCATGTCCGGCGCCTACAGCGCCGCACAACAGCAATACCAGCCCTATGGCGGCCCTCGCATAGCCGGTTTCACCGAACCCCAACAGGCGGCGTTTCAGGCGTCACAGCAGGCCGCTGGCGCTTACCAGCCCCAGCTTCAGGCTGCCGAAAAGACGGCGACGCAGGCTGGTGGGCTCAGCACCGTTGGCGCTGCGCAGCCTTACTTCAGCGCCGCCAGCCAGACCCTGCCGAGCACCATTCAGCAGTACATGAACCCCTACCAGCAGCAGGTGATTAACCGCATGGGCGATGAGGCCCAACGTCAATTGCAGGAGAAGATCCTTCCTGCGATCGGCGATCAATTCACCCGCGCCGGGCAGTATGGATCCAGCCGCCAGCAAGAAATTGCCCAACGCGGCGTTCGCGACATCGCCAGCGACCTTGAGGCCAACATCGGCAAGCAGTTGGCTGCGGGCTACACCACAGCCGGGACGCAGGCCCAGGCCGACCTTCAGCGCATGGCGTCCCTTGGGCAGGCCGCAGGGCAGCTTACGGGCACCGAGGAGGCCAACAAGGCCGCTCTGGCTGGCGTACAGGCTGGCCTGGGACAGAAGGAGCAGGCTCTTGGGTTGACTGGCGCTGCGGCTCAGGAGGCCGTTGGCGCCCAACAGCAGGCCCTGAATCAGAAGAACCTCGATCTGGCCTATCAGGACTTCCTGACGCAGACGCAGTATCCCGAGCAGCAGCTGGGCTTCCTCAGCAACATCGTGCGTGGGTTGCCCTCTGGTGGCAGTACACAGGCCGCTCAGACCTCTTCGCTGGGTCAAAGCTATTCCGCATCGCCGCTCGCCTCGCTGGCCAGTGCTGGCCTCAGCGCGGCGGCTCTTAGCAACCTCTTGGGCAAGACGGGTTAAGACATGAGCGACGTTAACGACGCAGCCGACGAAGAAGATCGCAAGCCCGCTGTCCCGGCACCGGGTCTGGCTGCTCTATATCAAGGCCCCTATCAGGCCATCTACCAGCAGATGCAGCAGAAAGCTGATGCTCAGCGCGCTGCGCAACAAGAATACCTTGCGTCATTGCAAAAGCAGGAAGGCGCGCTCGGTCAGCAGGGCATGAGCGACTACGATAGGGCATCTTTGCTTTTCCAAGCTGCTGGC